CTTTCGGCGAAACGGACTCTGAACGTATCACTGCTATTCTTTTGACAGTTACCTCGGTTCTGTCTACTTCGGTAGACACTTCGGTTCTATCATTTCACTCGGTTATTACTTCGGTTTGACCTACATCATTTATCATGTCTGTCACTTCGGTTTCAGCACCGGTGTTTAAGGTAGTAGGAGGAGTGAAGAGGAGATACTCTGGGAGATCTCTCTTCAATAATTATCACCCCCAAAGGCATAGTCACTTTGCTGTGTCTTTTCTTTCATCTTTCTTCATTTCCTCCCTCATCCCCCTCTTTCAACGAATCATCTTCGCTATCACCCTTCCTTATGTGCCAATTGGACTTTGTGGACGATCCTCACCCCGTCCCTTTGTTCAATTGCCCATTCTATCAACTGTTATGCGACCTGTTATGAAAACTTCCCTAAAATGGTGTACTTCTTTGAACCTTCCTGATTACTTTCCGGAGGAGAAGGAGTTTCATTATTTGAATGAAGAGCAATTTCGGATTAAAGTACAAGAGATACAGCGAAGGTTGCAAGAGGAAAATCTATTTCGACAAAGACTTGAACTCGAGGATGAAGGTGCAGAATTGCAATCCATCAATGACAATTTAGATTCGGTGATGAGCACCATTGACATCGTTAAACCTATGGTGATATCTAAATATCTCGCTGATTTCTATTATTGTCGTGATTGGGTTGAAAGGATGTGTCTCATTGCATCTTTCGTTCAGGTTTATACCAGTACATCAACATACCGTATCTATGAGCTAGCTTTCGATAGCGAATCCCGAAAAGTTGTTTGGTCAGGAATTAAGCTCATTATGTTGATGTTCAAAAATCTGATGCCAACCACAGAAGGTATCGAGCTTCAAGAAGACCCTGAAGATCAAGCTCACGAAGAATATTCCTGTTCTTGTGATGTATGTATGCAGGTTAGACCTAAATATTTTTTCAAGATTCCAAGTGGTCATGTTAATTTTTATGCTTGGTATGAGAAGCAGTGGGTGGGCAAGAAATCATCAGTTACTTTTGGAAATGACGATGGATTTGGAGTCGATCGTTCATTGATTTTGGAAGAGATTCTCATGAGATACAGGAAAGAGGTTGAACCTCCCTCAACTGTAGTTGTAACACCTGAAGATGTTGAAAACATGCAGACATACATGACTCATGCTAGATTGGATGGACTGATTCAGGGACCATTGGGTTTCTGTCCTGTTGTTCATGATGAAGAAACTCCAGCAGCAGACTGTCAGAAATGTGAACGAAAGTTACCAGGCATGTTCAAGAAGTGTATTGATTGGTTTCAGAAGCCCGTTACAAAGAATTATAATGGGTGCATCATCAAACACACAAAAGAAAATCCTACTCATGAGTGTCAGATTTGTTTTCCCTTGGAAAATGAAACGATCGATCCCGATGACCTTGCTTCACCTTCAACTTTCATTAAGAAGATTTCATCATTCTGGACTAAGCGAGGTCTTAATTTTGATATTGAATCTCATGAGACATTTCTTTCTGGAGGAATAGGTCTCCTCATATTGTTATTGGTTTTTATTGGAGGTAAAACAGCTGTAAGTGGCAAACCTAAAATGGGAGCTATCGCCGGAATTTTGGCATCAATTTCAGCTGTCGGATTATTTTTTAGAAATAAATCATTCATCGATAAAGGAGTGAAAGACCTTTATGCGGACATTATGACAGGAATATTTGCTCTCTTTGGTAAGAAGTATATTCGACCTTCTGAACGTCATCGACTTGAAATAATGAACAAGATTATCGCCTATCGTAGACAAATGGAGGAGTTCTCGATTAAGGTTGAATCAGATTTCTTTGGCGTTATGAGACAAAATCTTCTTGAAAGATCTACCAAAGTTAGAGATGAAACTATGCACCTTTATGAGACTCTTGCGAAGGAGAAAGAGTCTCAGTATAATGTTCGAGTTCATGTTGACAAAATTAATGAAATTCATCGTACCATCCTTGACACCATCAGAGCTGTTCAGCGAACTGCTGCTGGAAAACAACTGCCAGTTAGAGTTTGGATTTACGGCGCTGCAGGAATGGGAAAGACAAATTTTGCTTTGGAGTACATCCGAG